AAATTGGAACAAGTTGAAATCAAGACTCCTGGTTTACAAAATGCTGAAGCTATGTTTAAAGGCTGTCAATCTTTGAAAGCATTAAAATTGAATGTAGGCTCTTTGACTACAACAAAAGATATGTTTAAAGATGCTACCGCTTTGAGCACACTTCGTTTGACTGGTAAATTGAACACTGGTCTTGATTTAACTAACTGTCCATTGGATGAAGATTCTATTACATCTGTATTGGCTGCTATGAGCGATAACGGTCCAGATGAAGATAAAGAAGTTCGTTTCAGAAGTGCAACTGTTGCTGGTAACCTTAAAGCTATCGCTGATGGTGCAGCTCGTGCCGGCTGGGTAATCTCTGGTCTTACTTATACTGCAACTGCAGAAGATAAGCATGATGACAAATTAGGTAAAGATATCGTTGACGCATATGAACACGGTAAAAATGAGGAGCCTAAACATGAAGAAGCTCAACCTAATAAACCTGAAGAAACTCATACTGAACAACCAGCTGCTCCAACTACTGGTACTGAAGGTACTCATACTGAAACACCTTCTACTGGTACAACCGAAGGTGAAAATTCCACCGTAACTCCAGCTAACCCTACTACTGGTAATACTGAAACAGGTACTCCAGCTGTGAATACTGGTTCTGAAACTCACACTGAAACTCCAGCTGCTCCAACTACTGGTACTGAAGGTACTCCAGCTGTGAATACTGGTTCTGAAACTGCTCAACCTGCAGCTCCTTCCGCTGGTGAAACTCATACTGAAACACCTGCAAATCCTCAACCATCTACAGGTAATACTGAGCATCATGAAGATGAAGAATTAGATCCTAACTTCATGGTTGATGCGTATAATGGTGCTACTGGTGAAAATAAACCTAATCCAGCAGATCAAACAGGTAATACTCCAGCTGCTCCAGCAACTGGTAATACTGAACAACCTGCAGCCCCTGTAGTAAATCAACCTACTACTGGTGAAACTCATACAGAAGCTCCAGCTCCTGCTGTAACTACTGGTACTGAAACAGCTCAACCAGCTGCTCCTACTACCGGTACAGAAACTGCACCTGTAACTACTGAAGAAACTCATACAGAAGCTCCTGCTGTAACTACTGGTACTGAAGGTACTCCTGCAGTTCAACCTGCCACTGGTGAAGAAGCTCATACTGAGTCTCCTGTAGTAACTACTGGTTCTGAAACTGCACAACCTGCGGCTAGTGAAGAAACTCATTCTGAAACTCCTGTAGTAACTACTGGGTCTGAAACTCATACAGAGTCCCCAGCTGCTCCTGTAGCAAGTGAAGAAACTCACACTGAAGGCACTCCGGCTGTAACAACTGGTACTGAAGGCACCCCTGCAGCTCCAGCAACTAGTGAAGAAACTCATACTGAGTCCCCAGCTGTTAACACAGGTTCTGAAACTGCACCTGTATCTAACGAAGAAACTCACACTGAAGCTCCTTCCACTGGTACTACTGAAGAATCTACAGTAACAACTGGTACTGAAGGCACCCCTGCAGCTCCTGTAGCTACTACTGAGGAAACTCATACAGAATCTCCTGCAGTAACTACTGGTTCTGAAACTCACACAGAAACTGCACCTGTAGCTAGCGAAGAAACTCATACAGAACAACCTGCAGCAACTACTGGTACTGAAAGTACTCCTGCGGCTCCAGCAACTAGTGAAGAAACTCACACAGAATCTCCTGCAGCACCTGTAGCTAATACAGAAACTCATACTGAGTCTCCAGCTCCTGCTGTAACTACTGGTACTGAAACTGCACCTGTAGCTCCAGCTACTGGCGAAACTCAGCCTGTAGCATCTACACCAGCTGCAACTCCTAGTACAGAAGCATCTTCTGCAACTACAACTCCTGTAGCTCAACCTGCTGCTCCAGCAACAAGTGAAACTGTAGCTCCTGCTCCTACTCCAGCTGCTCCTAAAGCAAGCGAAGAAGAGGAAGAAGAATTAGATCCTAACTTGATGCTTGACGCATACAACGAAGGTGCTAACTAATTTTAAGAAATATTCTCGCTACTAGTTTCTCGAAACATACTAGTAGCGAGCAATATGTTTACTCGTTAGAATAATATTTTGAAAGGAGAATTCAATAATGGCTCTTTCTATACAAGCCCAATTGAAAAAAGTATTAGCACCATTTGCGAGAGCGGTTGGTGTCGATATTAAAAAATTAAAAGAAGGCAAGCAAGATAAACTTCAAGCCGGTCTTAATATCCAAATCTCTGAAGAAGGTGTAATCTCCGCTACGGCTCCTAACCAAGCCCCTGATCTTAGCGCATATTCCACTACAGAGCAAATTACTACATTAGTCGATGGTAAAGTTGCTGGTTTAGTTAAAGAAGAAGCTTTAAATACTAAATTGGCTGATTATGCTACAACTACTTCCGTAGATACTAAATTAGCTGACTATTCTACACTTACAGCTGTAGATACTAAATTGGCTGATTATACTACTACTGCAGCATTAACTACTAAATTGGCTGACTATGCAACTACTGCATCTTTGACAACTACTTTAGCAGACTATGCTAAAGCAGCAGAAGTTCAACCTAAATTAACTGCTGGTCCTGGCATTTCTATCTCTGGAGAAGGCGTAATCACTGCTGCTGCTCCTGATTTGACAGGTTATGTTAAAGAAGAAGCTTTAGATTTCAGTACACTTGATTTGGTTGCTGAATATGAAGCTGGTAAAAGCGGTACTATTCATTCTGCCCCTGACGCACCTGGCGATCATGTATATGTAGCTGCTCCACCTGTAGGTTAATAGCTTATATAAAACTGAATATACAATAAAGTAATACAAAATGAGAGATGATCATAATGATCATCTCTCCTTTATTTAAATTTTTGAAAGGAGAAATTCTGACATGGCTGACTTTAAACAGGCTATTGAGAAAACTCTTAAACCTTTTGCTCGTAAAGTAGGTTCTGATATTAAAGGTATCGAATCTAAAGTATATACTGGCAAACCAATTAACGTAGTAGACTTCGGTATTGATAATACTGGTGCTACTGACGTAACTGAAAAGTTAAATGAACTTTTCCGAAAAGTACGTGATGAAAATTATACAGAAGTAATATTCCCAGATGGTACTTATAAAATTAGTGGTAAAGTTTCTACATTTATCCCAGGTGATCGTCAAAAATACTTATATATTCATGCTCAAAATAGATATAAAGCTATTCTTGAAATCCATGGTAACCGTGATGGTAATTATACTGGTTTAGAATTACGTCCTGAAAGCTTTACTCAAACTCGTGGTTATAATGTAAAAGTTGACGGCTTTACTGTAAATAATCATGAGCTACCAGCTGAAGGATCTCAACTCCAATCTCAATCTATTTATGGTGTATTCTTCACTCAAGATTCTAATGATGGCTTCAATAGCTATGATTACAAGTTCTATAACTTCACTTGCACTAATATGCAATATAATAAAGGCTATTATGCAATCTATATGAGCTGTGGTATTTTTGATTCTGAAATTAAAAATATTGTTATTGAGGGTATGGATTACTCTATCGAAATGAATGGACAGTATTCCAATAATAATAAAATTGAGAATATTCTTACAAAGAACTGTGAAAATAATATATCCGTTTCTATTAAAGCTTCTTTTAAGAATATCGATATTGTTTATGATGATGAAGAAATCGCTAAAAGAGTTGGTAATCAAGTTAACATAACTTGTTATAACTTATCCAATCTATCTTATAAAGGTTACTATGATTTAGGAACTCTAAATGATATTTTAACCATCAATTGTACAGCTGGTGCTACAGTTTCTGATATTAGATTGGATTTAAAACCTTTCAATATTGAACGAGCACAAAACACAGTTGTACCATCGTTTATCTCTTTATCTTCTGTAGATAGTGAAGTATCCCTTCTTAATGTCTCTAATGTAACATTTGATAACTTTGATGCTAACTTTGCAGAAGTACTTAGTAAAATTGATTACTTTGCATTCTTTGATACTATGATTCCATTATCTATTCACGGTGTTACAGAAACTGCAACTTTAAAATTCTTCAAAGATAAAGGTGTTAACTTGGTATATGATAAATCTGGATATATGCTTGAAAGTCATAATACTAAGAATACACAATTTATCTCTAGACCATATATCGGTGCAGATCGTAATATGAATGGTACTGACCAAGCTAATGGTAGTAAATTAGGTGCTATCTATATTGCATCTTCCGAAGGTACTCCAATCCAAGGTAAAGGTACAGATTATTCTGAAAATACTGCTGGTGTTAAAGGTGATATCTTCACTGAAGTAGATCCAAATAAATATGGTCACTTTGCATACGTATCTACATATGAGCATGCTACTTCTAGTAATTTTACTAAAGAAAAAATTAGTAGCGTTACTTATAATACAGAAGATAAAACTTATACTATTACATTTACTGAACTACCAACATGGACTAATGGTACTTTAGCAGGTAAAGTTCCTAATGTAGGTTCTGTTGTAAAAGATACTTATATTGGCGTTGATTTTGAAATCAAAGAAGTCAATGAAGATGCTAAGACATTTACAGTATCTGCTAACCCTGAAACTAAACAAGGTGTATCTAATCCGTATAAGTTTGCACCTGATACTGATCCTAGCAACTCTGTATTCATGCATGCACTTTCTATTGAACCTAGAAAAATTAATAGAATGAAAAATATGACATACGCAACTGTGCCAATTATTCATTCTGGGAGTACCGAAAACCGTCCAACTGAGCACCTTGTTGTTGGTCAAACGTATTTTGACACTACCCTAGGTGCACCTGTATTCTGGACTGGTTCTGAGTGGGTTAAAGCTAACACTGGAGAAATTGATACATCTTCCTTAGCTACTAAAGAAGAAATCAAAGCTATTCCAGCTGCTAATATTACCCAAGATGATAATCACTACTTCGTAACTAAATATCAACAAGCTAAACTTGGTAACTTATATAACCGTGGTGAGTTTGATAATCTATTTACTAAGAAGAAAGATTTAGAAGCATATACTACAAATGCTGCATTGACTACCAAATTAGGTGATTATACAACAACTGCAGATTTAACTACTAAGTTAGGTGACTATGCTACAAATGCTGCATTGACTACTAAATTGGGTGATTATCCAACTAAGACTGAAATGCAAGCAGCAATTGCAGCTATCCCAGCTCCAACTGTAGATACTTCTACATTAGTAACTAAAGAAGAATTGAATGCCACTTTGAATGCAATCAATGAGAAATTAAAACAAATTAGAGGAGAATAGTCATGACAGAAACGGCTAATCAAATCATACAATCCCTTGAAGGTATTGCCAATGATATTAGTAATGCTAAGTCTACTCTCACACAAAATAATGTGGTACTGGATTCCAGTACCACAAAAACTTTAGCTACTGAAATTGGCAAGTTACCAGCAGCTATTAAGGCATCAACTGTATTAGAAGGGTTTAATAATGGTACTCTAACCATGAAGAATGGATTTATTTATTCTTCAAATGTTACCACTAAACTTGATAGTACAAACTGTGTACCAGTAAATGCAAGAGAATATGTAATCCCTAGAGGAATGAGATTTGCTATGAAATTCCCAGGGTATTTAGCAGACCTTAAAACTTATATTGGAGAACAATATCCAGATAATAATATGACATTCTTTAATATCTTCAAAATCTATAATGATAATCAAGATATCTTAGAATTTCTATTATATCTGAATGCAGAATATATTGATGGTTTATTAGAAAATAAGAAAAGTGCTAGACCTTATGGGTTAAAGATTGTTCTTAGTAGTGAATTCTATAAACCTGATGAGAATGGTTACTATACTTTTGATAGATTACTATTCCCATGCTATAATAGCGAATTCTATGTAAGACAACCAGATGGCTCTGAAGTTAAGATTACAAAGTTTAAGTGCAAGATATTTTATTTTACATTGACATATCAACAAAAAACTGTTGATATTATTTGTGATTCTCTAAATGTATCTGTTTTTAACTTACAATCGATGATTGATAAGAAAAAACAACGTTCATCTATGCCTGGTAATTTTAATAGAAATCTTAACAATAAGGATTGTTATATTATTAATATGCCAAAGGTTAATATAACTTATTACCCATTTGCGTATGCAACTACAAATCCATCATTTTTAAGATTAGCTCCTATTGAATATACTAAACTCGGATCTACTGCATATTTACAACCAGCTGATAATATTCAAATTAGGGTTAATGAAACTCAAGAGAATATTGAGAAGCTAAAAACTGATATAGTTAAATTTAATATTTTCCCATATCTTAAAATATTTAATGCAGATGGAACCAAAGTATTTAATCCAGTTGATGGTGCTTTTAGTAGTGATGTAAACGCTAAAATAGAAGGAGCATCTATACCGTCTAATAAAAATGCATATATAGATAGATATTCTAATAATGGTCTGGGTGTATATGATCCTGCCAGCAAACAATATGTATCATATAATGCTATATTACTTAGATCTAGAACAGATAGACAATCTTGTTTCAAGAGTATTAAAGTTGTTAAAACTCCTGGATATGATGACTATATGTACAGTACAGGCAGTGATGATGTTATTGATAATATTTCATTTGGAATGAATATTCCAGATGTATTTGAAAACTTCCCATTAATGCAATGCTCGGATATATTAATTCCAAATTATAGTGAATTCTCAGATACTAATTTAAATTGTAGTAAACGTCTTAAATTTAAATTTAGTGAAAATTTACTAGATAAAGGTTATACAACTCCATTAGGCGGATTTACAAAAGGTGATAGCCCTCCTAAATTTAATGGTATATCTTTATACTGTGATAATTGGGATAGCAACGATCCTTTAGGCACTCTAACCTATTCAGATGGTAAATATATCATTATGAATGATAGTGCTAGACTTCTTATATCTCCATTTGATACAGAATTCTATACTAAAGATGGTACACTTATTGATAAGATATTTGCATACAAAGCTCCTATCATGTATAATAAAAATATTAAAACAGTTAGAGTACAATCTCAGTATGAAATGGGAACTCAAACATTAGAGAAGAATGGTGTTATATATCCATTAATTAGTTTAAATTATACATATCCATATGCTTACCCTAAAGGATATGATGATGAGGATGAACCAATAACACCAGGTGAACCTGCAGCTCCAATGAAATATATTATCGATAAAGATACTATTATTGCACAATACCCAGGAAAATATTGTACTGGGAAGTTTAATGGACAAACTCCTGTATTTGATGCAGATAGTGATTTTACTAGATTTGAAAAATATATTCGCATTCTATGCCCAGAGAATCATACTAAGTTAGGTACTTATGAATTTAATAAATTCAGATTACCATTATATAATTTAGATGAGACTAAGAAGTATAACTACTCTAATAAAACTTGGGAACCTGTGGGTGCTACTACTCTAGATACAGTACGTACTAGAAACTTGTATCCAGATGATGTACTACTTGATAGTTTAAGATTTAGCTAAAAAATATTGTGAGGAAAATTGTAATTTTATTTTTATAAGGAGAACCTTATGGATAATCATCAAATCGTTGAGACTCTTGAGAATATCATTAAGGATATCACCAAAGCAAAAAATGCCCTAAAGGCTAATAATGTAACACTAAAGTCTAATGCTACTATTTCCTTAGCTGACGAAATTAATAGTGTTCCAGATTCCATCAAAGCTTCTAATTCTTTAGAAGGATTCAATGGTGGACAAAATACTCTTAAGGGTGGATTTATCTACCCAAACAGTGAAAGTGTTAATGAATTAAATGATAGCAATACTACAGTGGTTAAGGCAGATGAGTATGAAGTACCTACAGGTAAGTATTTGAATCTGACTTTCCCAACTGCAAGTATTATTAGTGGTACTGGATATGATAATATAATCAAATTTAGATACAACGGTAGAATGTCTGAATTATATTATACAGTTTTAAATGCTTTATATAGGACTTATTTAAAGCATAGTCTCACATATGACTATAATGACTCTACAAATACGCAAGTAGATATCCGTATGATTAAAGTCTTATTGAAGAAAGGAAATCTTACTGTAGAGAATGGTGTGTATAAATTTAGTGAATTCGTATTCCCATCTTTCAATACAAACTTCTATGCAGCTAAAAATGATGACGACAAAGAGGGTACATTGATTACCAACTTTGAAATCGATAGATTCCATTTCTCTTTAAATTATCGTGGTAAAGATATTAATATCAAATGTAATAAACTGATTGTAGATCTAGACTTCGCTACTCAAATTATTAAAAAAGAAATTTCTGGTCATGATGGTTACCATTATATAACAGATGCTGGTGCTGAAGTACTAGAATACTATAATCACCGTGATGATACTGACAATCATATTATCTACTTACCAGAATTCGACGTTGAATATGCTGGTATAGATTATGCGTATAATGGTCTTAGCTTAGATACTAACATTGAGCGTGCTTATAATGTACAAATCCGTACAGAAGAAAATGACACTAATAAAACTTTATTAGAAGATCCTAAACATATTGCAAATATCTTACGTCTAGTTAAAGTTTATAATATGGATGGTACTAAGATATATAATCCTATAACGAAGGCATTTGAAGATGCATCAACAAGTGGATATGTTACATCACCTGGGTATACTATAGACGATAATATGATCGATGCAACTGAATATTATAAGAATACTAATAATGTCATGATGCTTGATGAGAATGGTAAGAAAGCCCTCAACTATAAAGAGTACATGGCTAAATTAGAAAAAAGTACTAAAGCTGTGGTGCAAGGGCTTAATGTAAATAAAGGATATGTATATTACATGATCGGTAACTCTATTGAGCCAGAATTGATTAGATATGATGAAAGTACATATGTCTCATACTATCAAACCTTCCCAATGCTTAAGCTATTAGAAGGTGCTCTCCGATTAGGTAAATACACTAATTCTAGAGATGCCATTAATGTATATAATAGCACAAGTTTTGATTTTGCTGATAAATATTCAAAACAAAGAGCTGATGTATATCCATTCATTACAAACTGTGCATTCTATAGTTCTGATACCATTGGATATGGTGGAATTAGACTATATGTAAACGTAGATACAGTACGTGAGAATGGAGTAAAATACACTGTTCTTAAAAATGCAGTAAATACATTAGTATCTCATTATGACGTTAAGTTATATAATAATGCAGATCCTGATGTATTGAATAGTGATGATAACGGATTGGTTGAAAATATCAAAACCAATGCTGCTCCATTAGTATACAATGAAAATATCAAAAGTATCAAAATTGTATCTGATGGTAAAAAACATGGCGTATTAAAAACTTTATTAGGGTATGGTATGATCTATCAAACATTTGATGGATCAAGAGTACCTGAGAAGCCTGCTACACCAATGAAGTATATCCTAGATAAAGATTCTACTATTGAAGCATCTAAATCTAAAACTTACCAATCTAAAGTTACCCGTAATGGTGCTACAGTCATTTTAGGACCATATACTACAGATGAGATGGCAAAATACGTAGATAAATACGTTCATGTATGTATTCCAGAAGATCATAAAGGTCTAGGTAAATACGACTTCTGTAAATTCCGTTTACCATTGTATAACTTGGATGAAACTAAGAAGTATAACTATTCCAAAAAGGCATGGGAGCCTGTTGGTGCATTAACAGATGATAGTACTCCTATGGAGGATTTATACTCTAATGATATCACTGAACGTGGTGATTATTTAGACGTATTCCAAAATAATCTAGGATTCCCTACAGAACCAACTGGTAATGATAATCATATGGAAGAATACGATCACTTATAATTAATTAAAGGAGGTAACTGATGTCTGATACTGTTAATCAAGTCATTCAAACCCTTGAAAGCATTGCATCTGATATTATGGATGCAAAGCAAGCTTTAAAATCTAATAATGTAACTCCAGAGTCTAATTCGACTTCTACATTAGCTACTGAAATTAATAAAGTTCCTACTGGTATTAAAAAATCTAAAGTATTAGAAGGCTTTAATAATGGTAAGAATACATTAGCTGGTGGATTTATCTATAATACTGATAGTGAGGAATTGAATTCCGTTAACTCTGTATTACTAGCTACAGATGAATATGTTATTCCAGCTGGTAAAACTATAGATATCGATTTCCCTTCTGCTGAAGTGACTAATGATTTATATAGAACTAAAGGTAATGCTAACTTAGTAATTAAAACTGCTGAGCCTGTTACGGATATTTATAATACTATCTTAAAACCACTATATAAGACCTATGTAGGTAAAAAATGTATCAGCCAAGAAATCACTACCGTATATACAACTGATATTCATTTAGATAAATCTAATATGTCTGGTGATACATTAGAAGTTAATGAATTTGTATTCCCTAACTTCAATACAAAATTATACTATAGAAAAGATGGAGAAGAGCAGGATACTCTTATTACAAAAATCAATACTGATAAATTCCACTTCTCCTTATCAAATAAAGGTAGAAATATAGATCTTACTTGTAGAGAATTAGTCATTGATTTAGACTCAGTATTCTATTTTACAGAAATTGCTGGTCATAATGGCTATGAAAGTGCAGATGAGACATATTATAGCTTTAGAGATGACAGCAATGCTCATATCATTAAATTACCAGAATTTAATGTATCATACAGTGGTATAACTGGTAGATATGAAGGGTTAGCTGAATTGGTATATCTTAATAGCCCTGGTGAGAACATTATGCTAGCAGCTAATGTTCAAATTAGAACTGAAGACGATCCTGTAAATATTCTTAAATTGAATGAAGATGCAAACTTGGGTGGTATTTTAAGATTATTTGAAATCTATAACATGGATGGTACTAAAAAATATGACCCTAAAACAAAAACATTTGTAGACGCAAGTACATATCTTGAGTTTGAAGCATCATTGAAACTAATTAAAGATAGAAATGCTTACTTCGGTGGGTCATATGTAATGGGGATATTAAATAATAGACCTATTAATTATAAAGAGTACACTGATAAGCTCAAGAAAAGCAAAAAAGATGCATTAGCTAAATTAACTATTAAACCAGGTTATGCATACTTTGGTGATATTGTACCTATTTCAGGCGGTCTATTTAAATTTGATGACTATAATCAACCTGTAGTATTTGAAGGATTCCCAATCATTTATATGGATGAAGATGTTATCAAATTCAATAGAAACTCTAGACCTGACGGCAGTGGTAAAATTATCGGTGAAAATGAAGTTAAGTTTAGATTTACTGATATTATAGATGATTCAGTAAAATATAATCTACCATTACTTGGTATTTGTGCTGCTGATCCATATGGTAACCCTGTTACATTTAATGGTATTACTCTACAATTAGATGGTAGTGGATATGATAAAAATCAAGATGGTGTTACATATAGCCCAGTAGCTAATGCTGCTAATTTGATTGCATCTCCATATAATACTAAATTTTTAAATACTAGTGGTTTAGATTTAGAATATATCTATACATCTAAAGCTCCATTAGTATATAATAAAAATATTAAAAGAGTATTAATCACATCTGATTCTGACCGTAAAGGTGAACTAGAATTATTACTTGGATATGGTTTAATATATTTAGTAATAGATCCAGCATATGATAAACCTGAAGTTCCATCTACACCAATGAAGTTTATCATTGATAATGAAACTACTATTCATAATGCTAAATCTAAATTATATAATACTACAGTTAATTCCTATGAATTCGTATTAGGACCTGCATCTACTGATGAATTGGCTAAATACTATGACAAATACGTTCATGTATTATGCCCAGAAGGTCATCCTGGATTAGGTACTTATGAATTCTGTAAATATAGAATTCCATTATATAACTTAGATGAAACTAAGAAATACAACTACTCTAAGAAAGCTTGGGAACCTGTAGGTTCTACTACTGATGATAGTCTTACACTTGAAGAAATCTATCCTACAGAATATGCCGAAGAATCTAGTAGACATTCTGTTGCAGTATATATTAACCCAGGTTATGAATTGAATGCTATCTAATAATATTCCCAGAAGAGGATTAACCTCTTCTGGGTTTCTTTTTACAATATAGTAATGAAAGGAGAATTTATTATGAAAAATACAAAAGACTTCACTGAGCTTCTTAAAAAATCCTTCAGACATATTGGTGCTGATATTAATGCTCAAAGACCTGCAACTTTAGCAGATCAAACAAACATTACTTTTGTAAAAACTATTGATATTGATAAGACTGTAGTTAACCAATGTCAGGGATTTACCTATGATCCGACAAGTAAAAGATTCATTTTAGCATGCTGTAATGCTGACAACTCTAAGCAACGTATCTATGAGTTAGATATGGATATGAATGTAGTTAAGTTTACTGACTTTGAGGGTATAGATAAACTTGGTCATGTTAATACATTATTCATGGATGGTGAGATCATTAGAGCTACTAATGGTGCTGCTAATGGTACACGTATTTATAATATTAACCGCAATCATTTAGATGAACTTGTATTAGGTGAGTTTAATGACTATCCAGAGAAGTGTTTCAATATCGGTAAAGATATAGCTGGTTCTGGTAGATATGTATCTATAGTTCCTGGAGCTGATAGTAAATCCCGTAAAGTTAGAGTATATACTGATAATACTATGACTACTAAGACTGAATATATTGTTAAAGTAGATGAAACTAATGTAGATTCTAATGGTGCATTCTTCAATGGTGATACTATCATCTTTGCAGTAACTAGACGTTTGATTGAATGCCGTCTAATTGGTAATCAATTCAAGGTTATTAGAGAAATTGAAATGGAGCCATATTGTGAAATCGAAGACTTTACTTACGTTAATGGGGATATTTATATGTGTGCCAATTCTCACGATTACGTTCGTATTTATAAGTATTCTGCTAAAAGGTCTTACTATAATCACATTAATAACGATTTTCTTAACAATGGTATTACTCTAGGTAACCAAGTTGGATATCATGGTAAAACTACAACCAACGATGTCCGTGTAATTGCTAAGATTAATAAGAACGATAATCTAGAGCTTGGTGATAAGAGATCTATCACTACAGTAATCGGTAAAGAACTTAAGCATTATAATGGTGCTAATTCTTATACTGTATTGACTACAGCTCACTATAACTCCGCTATCTATAATAAAGTTACTATGGATGAAAAGCTTAAAGCTATCACTGATCGTTTAACTGCATTGGAGAATAAATAAATCCAGTAATTTTATTACCCCTAAACATTAGAGTATAAGACAATTATTACTCTATAGGAGGTTACTATGGGTATGAAGAATGTGGGAGCATTCCTTAAAGAAGAAGGAACTTCCCTTATATTTAAAGGTGATGGAGAACTAGTTTTCTACATCCCTGAGAATTATTTTAGAAATGATGGGCATATGAAATATGCTGAAGAAGCTGGTGAATATGTAAACACTTTAGGATTATTCTCCTATGAAGTATTTGACTCTAAAGGAAAATCCATCTATGGTGTTAAACTATTTAACCATCCAGTTCTTATATCTACAATGCCTTCTTCCATAGAGAAGGTTAAAGACTATGTATTGGATAAGAATATTCCAGTTCCTGTAGATTATCGTATCTTGAAGTTCAAGAAAGATGATGTAGTTATAGTAAATACTGGATCTCCTGAAGATATTACCAATGTAGAGAATATGTTTAGAATCTTTATGATTACTGGTAATATTCCTAATGTAATTGCATATGATAAATTACATGCATTCTTAATGGATTCCATTAAATTCAATGGTTCTTCTTTCGGTATCTCTGCACAGATGTTTGGTATCCTAGTATCTGAACTATGTAGATCTGTTAAAGATGAATCTATTCCATTCCGCTTAGCTAAGGAAACTGATATGCACAAATATAAACCACTATCTATTAAGATGGTGCCTAAGTATATTTCTGCATTCACTGCATTAACATCTGAAAACTGGGATGATGCGGTAGTTAACTCCATGATCAACAAAAACAAAGTTGATTCGCCTATGGAAAAGATCCTTATGCAATAGCCATAATTAACATATGAATAAAAGTTTAAATAGTATCCATATCGGATTCGTTTATAACTATTATTTAAAATCTATTAAGGAGGAAATAAAAGATTATGATTGGTACAAAAATCATTCTTGAAGACCAAAGTTATATTCCCTCTCTGAATATAGCCGACTCTACAACAAAACCGATTGTATTTGCTGGTTTTACTTCGGACAAAGGGACTGAAGAATATACTAAATGGCAAGGCGACGATTTCTTCGACCAATATGGTGAAATCTCTTTTGCTCGTCATGGTCAACCTTTACTCCAAGCAGCTAACGTAATTAACAACGGCGGTATCGTTTATGCAAAACGTGTCGTTGACCCTACTTCTCGTTTGGCTATGCTAGGTGTAGTTGCTCACGTAAAAGAAATTTCCCGTCAAGAATCTCGTATTAAATTCGATCCTTTGACTGGATCCCCTATTACTAAGACTGATGGTTCTTATGTGACTGAAGACTTATACTGGAAAGCAGTAGATGTTGCATCTATCTCTGATCCTGCACAACGTCCTACTTATACTAAAGACGAAGCTGGTGTAGATGGCATTGCTGCTATGTATAAAGTTTGTCAAGTAAACTACTCTGTAGAAACTTTGGAAGCTGAAGAAAACGTTCATGGTAATGACTATGCTGCAACTTCTAGAGCTTTCTATGAAAAATTCAAAAATAAAAAAGATAACAAATTCCCATTGTTCTTGATCTTAGACAATGGTCGTGGTGTATCTCAAAAGAACGTTACTATTTCTCTTGATTCTACATTATCTCGTTCTGCACAATCTGCACGTTACGTATTAGACATCGATGAAAATAGCAACACATTAGAATCTATTGTATTCTCCTTGAACCCTTCTGAAGTTGAAGCTGGATACAACTTATTCTTTGATTCTGTAGTTAAACGTACTTCTAAACAAGTTAAATGCTTTGGTTATGAAGATCAAATGCAATTATTCTACGCTAAAGTAGCAGCTATTGCTGGCTTATCTGAAACTCGTTTACGTGAATCTGATATCATTGGTGCTCGTACTTGGAAAGGTGAAGTATTCAAAAACTTTGAAGTACTAGAATCCACTAATGATGGTGTAGCGACTGTTAAACTTGATAGCTTTGCTGGTCATCCTTTGACTGGTGGTTATAATGGTGATACTTTCGGTACATCTCCAATCTCTGGCTATAAAGGTGTAACTGATGCTACATCTGTATATGCTACAGAAATGGCTAAAGTATACAATGGTACTTTCAATGATGATATTTATGATATCGATAACAACCCAATTGATGTTGTTGTTGATGCTAACTATCCTCATATTGTAAAACGTGCTATTGAAAACCTTTGTTCTTTCCGTCAAGACGTATTCTATTTCCGTGATATGGGTACTAAAGGTCTTACTAACCTTCTTGCAATCAAGAATGCTAAGACTTTGAATACTGGTGGTAATAGCCGTTACGTTGCGACTTACTGTCAATACTTCGATGTATTTGATCCATATACTCGTAAACAAATTACAGTAACTATGGGTTATTCCATTGCTCGTTTGATTTGTATGCACTTTGCTAATGGTCGTTCCTTAGTATGTGCTGGTCAAAATAATGGTTGGGTAATTCCTGAACTTATCGAAGGTACTTTATCTTACGTTCCTAAGGTTACTCCTGCAGGCGACCAAGTTGCTGAAATGGATGACCTTCGTGTAAACTTTGGTAAATACTATAACGGTATCTTCTCTCTTGCATCCGAATACACTTCTCAAGATATCCATACTCAATTAAGCTATGCTAATAACGTATTGGCTATCCAAGAATTGATCAAACAAATTCGTATTGCATGTCCTAAATCCCGTTATAAATTCATCACAGGTACAGACTTCGAAGACTACAAACAAGACGTACAAGCAGTTATTAACAACAACGCTAATAAATTTGCTTCTATCTCTATTGACTTCAAATCTGATTCTGCTTATGCAGCAAACAAAATTGTTTATGCGGTTATCCAAGTATCGTTCAAAGACTTCGCTCAAGCTGAAATCTTCCGTATCGTTGCTATTCCAATCGCTACTGCTGTTAGTGCCAATGCTTAAGGGGGATAAATAATATGGCTGATAAAACTCCAGGTGCTGTTAATTTTATCTTCGACGGCACTAAAGAAATTCGTGATTTAACTCAGTATGCACTATTCCGTGGTGTAACTGACTGGGCTAACTTACACCAATTCAATCAATTTGAATCTGGTTATGGTATGATCATTGTATTGACTATTCCTAACTTCTTGAAAGCTTTGGCTTCTAAGAATGATCAATACAAAAAACTTATTGATACATACGTACATGTATTGGAGTATGAATTCCGTGGTTTAGACGGTATTGATAACATGACTTCCGATACTGCAGAATTAACAAATGGTGTTAAATCCATCAACGTTATTAACAAAGTTAATAGCCAATCTGGTTCTACATTCACTATGCGTTACTTCGAAAAATCTGGTTCCATCATGACTAAAGTTCATGAGTTGTTCTTACGTGGTATTAAAGACCCTACAACTCAAGTTAAACATTATCATGGTCTTATCGAAGATGGTACAATCAAAGAACCTGGTTTCGACCAAGAAGTATTCAGCTTCTTATATATCGTAACTGACAATACTTTGATGAATGTTGAAAAAGCATTCTATATCGTAGCTGCTCAACCAACAAATGCTGACTTGAATATCTACAATATTGAACGTGGTGACATTGGTTTCAAAGAATTATCTGTAGAGTTCTCTGGTTTCCCTATTACTAACACAATCATCAACAGAAAAGCTCAAAGCTTGCTTGATTGGGTACGTAAAGGTACAATCTGGGATGAGTCTGAAATGACTTACTCTGGTGTAACTAATATGGCTCCTTACAATAAAGTACTTCGTCCTAACGGTGAAGGTAATACTGGTAAGGGTGTAACTTATACTGGTTAATAGATTTTAATAATAGAATAAACAAAGTGGACTAGGAGTTAATCTCCTAGTCCATTTATTCTTTTCATTTTAGTAACAATATATTGACTGCGTATGAAGATTTTATGAAGTTAAACAAAACTCCTAAATACTTACCTAATAACACATACTTCGTGAAACAAATCTTCTTAAATCGATACAATTCTACTACGCTTGATTTACGTTAAAATATACATGGGAATACTCCGAACGGATTTCAGATACACTTCCATCAGGGATGAATGGAAGTTGTTCTTTCCTCTCACAATAATTGCAAACTGCTTATATCACATGAACGGACTTCTTCATGCGTGGTCAAATCTCTCTTTCTGCTTTGTCACTCTCATCGCAAGTACAAAGTGTTTCACCTCTCAATACAATAAATAAACGACAGCAACTTATGGTCATAGGCTTTAATAGCCTATGACCATATTTTGTCTGATTAATAACCTGCATCTCCAGATTGGTCTTGTTGTTGATTAGCAGCATACTCAATCTTAGTTGCTTCTTTAACACGCATAATCATATCCATATCAATATAACTTTCAAGCATTTTACCTTTCAAGTTATTGAAGAAGATTTGTTTAGCGTTATCATCTAAATCATCAGAGAATGCTTCCATTGCAGCTTGTGCCACATCATTAGCATTTTGAATGATTTGGTTAGTATTAGTTAGATTCAAGAACATCGGTGTTGGTAAGTTAACTTTAATAACCGCTGTTGGATTATTAAACTCACCTCTATAGAGCTTAGTCATAATAGATGATAAGAATCTATTAGCTATAGTCTGTCTATTATAGATTTTCTTTAAGAATCTACTATTGGACATAGATGCTTGGATAGCATAGTCCATAGATTGTCTTGCTTGTACAATCTCAAATGGTACGTCAGTACTATTAACTGCCATAGATTGGAGTTTCTCCATCAAGTCAGTTTGTGGATCAATTTGTTGACCTTGCATAACTTCAAACTGTACTGGTGCATTGCCACTATTATCAGTTGGAATAACAAAGTCATTGAATCGACCTAGAATATTCAATACATTCTTCATAGATTCTAATTGACGGATATTGAAGTTTTGTCGTTTCAATTGGTCAATAGTAGTTAATAGAATCTTAGAGATATTTGTATCAATACCAGATTGTTTTACATAGTATACACGACGATCTTGTGCACGAGTCATTGCACCAATAGTATTGGTAATATATAGACCAATGAATAACTTAGCTGGTATCATAGATTTATATAAGTCAGAGATACCTCTATATGTATCAGGGTCTAATTTATAATAGCAATGAACTACATCATCAGGTGGTAAGAAAGTTACATTATATTTATTCTTTCTACCAGCTTGAAGATCATGCTTCAATACAGTATAGATTTCTTTAGATAAGTCTTTGTTAAGCTTAATAAACTTATTATCAATAGCTGCGGATAACTTACTAGCTACAGTCTTAACAATGCTATCAGAGATAACAGCAGAGTTCTTTGTAGCTTCAAGGTCTGTTGATACATTAATACCCATAGCATTAACTGGTGTAGTTGTATCACTTACAGGGAAGTCATCATCTAAACCATACATGCTATCATTTTCAAGATAAGCATAACCTAAGATAAGATCTTCAATTCTAACTGGAATGATTTTATAACGATTAAGTTCTTTGAATACACAACCATTCAATCCCCAGTCTTCTTTAGTATTGAATCTATTATCACCAGCTACAATTAAACCATTACTTGTGGTATCATCATAGAATGGACTAGCATCTAATTTATCATTAGCTACTAGAGATACTGTACTTGTTGTAGCCTCATTGAAGTTTAGAGCAGATTCTTTAATGTGTTTAAGTCTATTAGCCGCAGCCTCATGTGCTACAATCTCTTTAGATAGAGAATTACTCATATTGAAAGTGAACTCAACATCTAAAGACTGTTCTTTCTTATTAATAGTATTAACAAATACATCTCCACTTTCTTTTAAAGCTGGAGTTTGTTTAAGAATACCAGATTCAGTTAAACTCATAGCCTCATGTGAAGTTACGAATTTATTCTCTGGGTTATCTAATAACTTCTTAATAGCTCTTTCATATGGTACGATATAATAGAATCGTTCACCATACTTAGAAGTATTATAGATAATATCTTGGAATTTGATAAGTAAGTCATACTTATCTTTAAGTACCTTGATATTATTATAGAAGAGCTCTTTATTATTCTCTACAGATACATTTTCATCAGAGATGAAGATAAAGTCTTTAGAGAAGTGGTCAGATGAGATTACATTATCACATAGTACACCTATTGCATCTTCAAGCATAGGCATATACTTACAGATCATGTCAATCTCAGCATCAAATAAACGTAGGCTACGATTATTGAAGAATACATTATATACACTTCCATCGTTAGCCATATCTTTAAATAGGTTATCAAACCCATCTGCTACTTTTGGATCGTTTTGATAATCGATTGCTTTAGCATAGAGGGTACTAATAGATGATAATCCTGTAGAATAGTTGATATCATTGATAATCTTACCCATAGAGTCATTGATTCTATCGGTTAGATGAGTTAGTTCGCTATCGCCATCTGGTGGCGTATAATATGTACGACCGTATAAATTAGCAAGACCTTTACGGATACTACTTAGTAGACCTTCTTGCTGTTTTACGTTTTTATCTTCAGCCATTATCGTTCCTCCTTTGATTATTTAAATGTTTTCCGTATGCTAAATAAACGAATCTGGCTATAGAGATTGATTCTCTATAGCCAAATCCCTTAGTAAGGTAAGAATAACATTGACTGATTAACAATGATACCATTACGTTTAGTTATCTTAAATCTAAGAACGTTAAAATCTTTATTAGGAGCATTATATACTGTAGCTACTACATGATCAGATTTCAATGTTGGTATAGCCGATTTAGGTATATCAATCATATATCCACCTACATTGATTCTATATGCTCCAGTAGATGCACTACCAGCCATAAGTTCATTATAGTCATCTGTATTATGGAACTCATCGGTTCTAGCAATGATATTATCATCTACTTGATATTCTCTTAGGCTATTCATACAAGCTTTAACATATTCAGCATCCCAATTAAACACAGATACAACTGGTTTATGAATAGCTATCTCTGGATTCTCTTTAGATGGTTCTAGTTGAGTAATCTTACCAAGATTCTTTAAGTCAGATATATTAACTAATAGGTTATTAATATGAGGACTTAGATCAACCATAAAACTTGTAGTCTGGAAGTATGATTTCTCTGGTCCTACACCAATGATTGGATTTACATAGTTTCTATCATATAGAATCTTATCACATTTCAAAAGCTTACTTATAGAAAGTAAGCTTTCGATATCAGATTGGCTTAATGGGAAATGTATAACCATTATAATCCTCCTGGCATTTGTCGTTCACCATATATAGCATTCATACAATTACTACCAAATCTAGTTAGAGCTGGTAAGCATTCGTTATATTCAACTTCTAATGGTTTAACTAATTCACCTTTATTATATACTTTGAACTCATTCTCTGTAGATAATCTACCAGATGCAAATAATGTAGATACTTGGTCAACTAACTCACTATAGTTAGGTAAACCAAACCATCTATGTCCGATAGTTAAATGGTCTTGAGTTACAATATCTTCAATGATTGCAGAGCTTGCATCTTTATCATCTTCGAATTCAATCTTACCAATCTCAGATGGAGAGCTCAAATTGAATTCACGATTAATACTTGGGTATAGTGAACTAAAGTCAAAGTCAACTAAGTTATCACATAAGAAGACTGGAATACCATTGATCTTTAATTTGACAGAATCATTAACCAAGTTAGGGTCAGCTACAAAAGCACCGTCAAACTTCTCTGATGGTTTCTCTCTAGTCTTATTGATATTATTACCAACAACAAGTCCAAGATTGAAATAGAAGTCGATTTGTTTATTTCTTAGATAGATTGTTTGTCTATGTACTTTAGAGAATCTAGTATTATTCAATACACTAGAGTTATAGATATACCCAATATCATCTGTAGATTCTTCGATACATACTTGGACTAATACGTCGACGATGTTATAGAATACAAATGTCTTAAAGTCTAAGAATGGTAACTTAGCCAAGTCTGTAGTGATATGATGATAGTTCAACTTTTGTACACCACAGATTTGAGCACCAATATCATTTAACTTAAATGAAGCAAATGCAGATTGACCTTTACGCCGAGATGCAAATTGAATCATTTGATCTAAGTATACTGTATAAGAAGAAATATATGCATAGTCACCACGTTCTGCATAGTTATTTTCCATACGTGTGTCAATAAAGTATTCTGCTTTAGGATTAATCTTAAAGTCTTGATGACACATAATGCTTTCTGGACGATATCCTAGATTACGAATACGTTGAATTATATATGGAATATCGAACGCCATGTTCCATGCTAACAAGAAGTCAGGCTCTTCAGTATTGATTTGTCTAAATAAGGAACCTAGTAATTGTATCTCTTGGTCGAAGAATTTTACATTAAACTTATATCCAAAGATATTAAACTTACGTTGTCTTTCTTCATCACCGATAGCAAACTTAATAAGTTCATTTAACTCACGTTCTACTTGACCACTAGCTACTTGGTTTTCAAATTCTTGAACTAATGGATTTCTAGGATCTCTAAGAATGTATGTATTAATAACTCCATTGTTAATATAAGTTACCGCATTAACTGGGGCTTCACCTGGCTCTGGGAAGTCACCTGCAATATCAGAGATATCAACTTCAATATCCAGATATGCTTTAGTTACAGATTGGATATCATTCTTGAATAAACGATTAAACCAGAATCTATAATGGTCTTCAATATTTTGATCAGAGAAGAATACTTGATTCAAAGTATGTAACTTAGCATTCTCTCTATATTCACCATTGGCAATATTATTTGTAAAGAATTTCATATTACCAGTTGTTTGAGCTATACATTTCTCTAATTCTCTATTAGGACATTGAATAGCTTCTAATTCATTCTTTGGTAAGAAGTCATAATGATGAGTAAGTTTATCTGGCTCTTTTGCTACAAACCAAATATACTCTGGATCTTCAATTTCACATACGTGTTTCTTACCAGTATTATTATCTTTAGCAACTAAACTCAAAGATGGTTTAGTCCACTTACCGTTTTCTTGTTTAAATGGTTTTGCAAAGAATGTTTGCAAAATCGTTAAATTATAGTCTTTTGGGAACTGGTTAAATATGTTTAAGATGTTAGCCATATTTAAATCCTCCTTCGTATTTATACCTACTTTAATGTATCTGGGAGTTTAATTTTTTATAATTCGACGTTTTTAGGCATTATAAGAATATATACATAGAACTTTAAAATAACCCATAAAGGAGGGATAAATTATGCAATATACTGAAGCTATTATGGAAGGTAATATTACCGTAGAAGAGCCAGTAACTAAACCTAGCTTTAGTGGTTCATCCATATTTAATAAATTTGCAACCGGTCAAGGTAAAAAGATTGTAGTGGAGAATTCTCCTATTGATGAAAGTACTTTGATCAAACCACGAAAACGTGGTCGACCAAGAAAAAATAAAGACAATGATGACATTGCAGTTGGTGGTGATGCTGAAGAGATCGTTACCAATAAACCATATATTGATTCTTATGAAGAAACTAATGATTTGATTAAAATAATGATTAGTCAAATTGATGGTCTTCAAGGTGAATTAAAACAAGAATTCAATGATATTCGATTATCTAAAATGCGTGGTAAATATCAATATCTAACTGATATTTCTGCTACTATCTCTTCTCTATCTAGTACTAAGTTAGCTGCCATTAAAGAGCTTAACTCTGTTATCTCTAAATGTCATGATATGGAACTTAAACGTACTAAAGAACTTAAACTTGATAATAGCGGTAGTGATGAAGCGGCTATCATGGGATTATATGAAAATATCATCAATACTCCACGTCAACAACTTGAAACTGGATTTATCCCACCTAGATTAGAAAGTGGTGATGTGCCATTGATGGTTCAACAACAAGGTGGTATGGATATTTATCAACCTATGATGACTAATGATGAATTATTCACTCCTGAACAAAATCGTATGATTATGGAACACAATCCAGATATTAAAACTGTAGTGGTATTTGATCCAAAAACAGAATCTAGAGAGTTCCGTTGTATGAATATCAAAACTGGTGAGCAAATTGATAATATGAGTTTACCAGATCCATTCTTATTAGAAGATATGAATATCAACTTCCAAACTGGTATTGCACGTAACTCTAATTTGAATATGAACTTCCCATTAGCTGTTAATGAAAATGGGTTCATTAAACTAGTAGAATCTAATTATTAATAAAAAAGAAAAAAATAAAAGAGTAGAGGTTGACCCTCTACTCTTTATTCTCTTACATTAACTTAGAGATCTTTTCGATCCCCAACTCTAATGCTGTCAAATATGGTCCCCATCCCATATCGTTGTACTTATTGGTGATGGCTAACATCTTCAAGATATACTCACCATTCTCAATTACCTCAAAGGTATCATTTGACTTGATGTGCCCTTCTAATGGATGGTAGATGGTGAAATATTCTTCATAACAGCAGAAAACGCTATCAATAATATGGTTTTCATCCATATCAGTGTGGAACTTATTCAAAATAAGTTCTACCATTTCCATTACTTTAGATACTTCATAGAATTTAGTTTTAGTCATGATATGAATCCTTTCTTGCCATGCGGCTTAACTATAAACTATATCATCATATCACCTTAATAATATATAGCTATAAATGTCCATTATGACAAAAAAGAAAAACAGGAAGGAGTAGGGATTAAATCCCTACTCCTGCCAACACATTACCTAGATGTATTAGTGGTTGTAACTATCAATAGTTCTAGCCATCAACCCAATCATAACTTTGATATTTTCAGCTGAGGATAATACTCTATCGGATACCTCAATGAAGTCTTCTTTTGAAGAGAATTTATTCAGCCAAGTCTTAACAGTTCTTTCGATAAGATTAGCTAACGCAATTACAGCTTGTTTATTATACTCATCTAATAATCTAATACCACGATTAGTATAAGAGTAACTATATAGATTGCCTCCAATAAAGAACTCAAAGTTGAGCTCTAAGGAATTTTCATGCTCTACAAAGAAGAATACTTCGTTATTATCATCAGCAATAATTGTTGCTGGAGAATCAACTTTAGTATACTTATAGAATGCATCAGTAATAACTTTTAGATTATCATTAACTGATCTTTCAATAGACTTCATTAACTTATAATCATTAATGAAATCTAAATCTAATTTTGCTGTTTGTTTAAAGTCCATATCTATACCCCTATCTGGTAAAGAAGATAATGGTTCTTCTTTCATCACTTTAGGCTTATTCCAATCACTGCAAGATTTGATTTCAGATAGTAATTCTCTTACATCATCCATTGAATCTAGATTATACATTTTAACACTATTACCAGTATGATCTGCAAGAGACCACTCATTCAATTCATTTCTGATAATAACTAATTTAACATCATTGCTATATGTAGCATTAATAACAACAGAGTCATCAACAAACTCAGTCTTATAATCATACTCATATGCATCTAGTTCTAACTCAATCTTACGTATTGGAATAGATACATATTTATTATTAGTTATTTCATGCATATCACTAATACCAGTGGGTAATGGATTGGAAAGAATATTTTTCTTAATGACACTAAGTATACCACTAATGAGCATCTCATCCTTTATTGGTTTAGTAGCCAATTCCATGAATCTACATTCAATAATCCAAGCGAATGGATATGGTGTATATAGTATAATATCATTATAGTCAGTAAATCCTTCTAGTCTAAGAATTGTAACTTTCTTATTATTGTTAATCGGAATAAGTTTAAACCCATAATCTCTAGCCATATTGAATATTTTTGATTCATTAGCTTTATCTAAATTATCTACCTCATCTATAATAGACTTAATAGTTTCAAAAAGTTTATCCATATTAAATACAACTTCTTTAATGATATTAAATCTATTACGTCCTATTACCCAACAATTATCACCTTTACTGATCGTAAAGTCATAATTCTTATAAGATACATCAAATGTACTAGAGGTTATATCAAGGATATATTTCATACCCTTGATGCCATTCAGAAATATTTTAATATCGTCAACTGTAAGATTACTCATTGTATTCCTCCTATTCGTCATATTTTTCTAAGTGTTCAATCTTCTCTTTAGAAGTCATACAATCGACTCTACGTACAGATTCACATAATTCCATACGTGTATATTTTGATAAAACTTCTGCAATCTCTTCATCACGAGTTTTCTTCTCAGAGCTGAAAAGTCTAATAATAGCTTTAATTACTGCGTATGCTAATTTTACGATATCGATTGCTTCATTAGTAGTAATATTAGAATTCATATACATGATATCACTTGCATGATCTCTCATATATTCATATGCTTTACTTCTAATAGCCGCATATCTCTTTTGATCTGTCTTTTCTAAATGAATTAAGAAACAGATTAATTTGTTATTACCTTCACCAATAAGAGCCATAATTATTTACCTTCCTTTTCTGCTAATAACTTTTCTAGACGTTCAATACGTTGCTCTAATTTATATATCTTCTTATGTAGAGCTACACTATCATCATTATGAACGACTTTAACCTCTTTGGGTTGATCTACTGGAACAGCTGCATTAGCTACTCCAAAGCAACCTAATAAACATGCACAAATAATAAGTTCTCTCATTTTAATTACCTCCTTTTAGATGTCATTAGGGTTAGCTTCGTAATACTCTTTCCAGAATTCATTATTCTCTCTATTACGAATTCTAGTTTCTCTTTCCCAGTCGGCATTTTCAATCTGCTCAATTTCTGGGTCATCAAACCAACCACGAAGATATAAGAATCCTTCAGCCATTCTAGCAATATAAGATCGTTTATCTTCATCAATAGCATTAAATGTATTATCTCTATACATTTGATGGAATAGATTAACCATCATATATAAAGGGTAAGGATTATTTCTAAGTACTGTCATGAAGTTATCTTCAATTACAAGTCTTCTATCATATTCAAATCTAATTGCATTGATAGTAAACTTAATTAATTTAGTGTCTTTAGATACCTCAACTTTTACATCACCTGCAGATCTGCCATCTAGTGTATATTCGATATCCTCTTTTACACTATCAAGAAAATCATTAGCAATGAATCTGAATTCTTCCCATGCACCATAATATAAGTTATTCATGATATACCTCCTAGTACAAAGTCTTAATAATATAATTTAAACGACTAGAAACAAGTCTAGCTGAAATACTGGACACATCATCAACATTCTCTAGCTTATCAGCTAATAAGAAGAAATGATTAGATAATGTCTCTAAATCTTCTTTTGTAGAATTCTTAACTATGGATGGTAATGTAGACCCCAATGTAATTTGGACTGTATTATCTGTTTCCTTGTTTAAGAATAGCATTCCACTTGGAAGTACTCTAACAATAGTACCATCTACTAATGTAGTATTGAATGATTCGCTATCATTATTGGTTAATTCACCAACCATTAATTTGATATCGACATTCATCATGTACTCCTCTGTATATAAAATGGAGTATAACTTTCTTAGTTCTTCTTTGTTCATTTGATCAGTTCCTTTCTTTTAAAATAATATAAATCTGATTCATAGTAATAATATACGATTATAAATAAATATGGAAGAGGACATTGAATGCCCTCTTCCGATATTATTAGTCTTCAGCAATATAAATCATATTCCAAATATCTAGTGTAGGAACTTCGATATTCAAATAATATTTACCGTCTTTTTCTTCTACGTTAACTTGACATTTAACCATAGCAGATTTAGACCAGTCATCTGGAGAAGTTAAGAATACTTTATCAGTTAATCTATTAGCTAACTCTCCATCAGTACCAACTTCATATTTAACAAATAGATCATTTTGGAATACAGGAGTTTTGTTCTCTTTAGAACCAGCTTCATTCTTCCAGTTAGATACTACTTCAGATAAGTTGATCATTTGGATAGTTCTGAAACCAACACCTTGTTTAGTCCAAGTCCAGATTTGGAATCCTCTAGTACCATACTTATCCCAGTTTTGTTTGAAACCATATTTATTGGTTACTTCTACATTGACATCGGAATCTTCTAATCCTTTACCACGCAATACTGTTTCATATGCAGTGATGAATTGATTATAGTCAGATACCTTACGAGCAATCAATAAATCAGTACGAAGACTTTGTGTAGGATAATAGTCTTTTTCAAGAACACCGATACCCCAGCCTTCATTATTCATTCTATTAGCTAAGACAGCAGAGCTCATATGGTAACCGCCTGCAGCTGCAATTGTAGCTGTAGTTAATAATACTGCAGAAGCATTATAAGTTTCATTATTAATGGAATCTTCACCAGAGCCATTCTTAGCTACACGTTTACCGTCTTTCCATTCAGTATCAGGACCTTCCATGTAAGCACCAACGATAAGAGATTTACCAGTCTTACGACGTACATCATCTACACGAGCTTTAAGATCACCATACTCAGTTTGAGAACGATATTGACCATCGATAACTAAAGCAGATTGACCAAAGGACCAGATTTCATTATATACAACGTCTTGGTTAGATTTAAGCATCTTATCAATATGCTCGCCATTAACGTCATTGATAGTTACATATTTATCTGGCATACGTTTCTTCATATCAGCAATGAAGTCACCATAGTAATCACTCATATAGTGAGCATCGCTATCCGCATCATAATATGCATTGATAGTACGATCACCAATAGTATCACCTTGCCAACCATCAAAGCCACCATTATCCATAGCTTCAATCATAACTTTAGAGATATGATCTCTCCAAGGTTTACTCATAGGATGATAGTAATATTGGAAAGGTTTGCCATCAATATAATTAATATATGGAGTGCCTTTCTTGTTAAGACCATAAGTATCATGGTTATATGCATATTCAATAGCAGATACAGTTTCTGGTTCATCAATAGAACGAGCAAAGCACATATTATAGAGCATTGCTACAGATCCTTTAGAGTGCATATAGTCAGTCATCTTAGTAACCATCTTAACATCTACTTTACTATGGCTCCAAGTATTCCAATCTTGAGAGAATTGCTCTTTATCAATAGGGAATGGATTTTGTGGAGATTTATATGCATCATAGAAGAAATAACTATTAATATTCATATTTGTCATGACCCCAAGACCACTCATATAGCGGTCTTCGTTTTTCAACAAAATAGAATTATAGTCATCCCCAGAACCGCCTACTACGCCATATCTAGGATAGATAGTCCAGTCATCTTCTACAGAGAATGCAGTTGTCATAAAATCAAATTTACTAGTGATACCATCAACTTTGATTGTCAATAAATAACCTGTGTTATTTTCAAGCAATCTAGCTGGAATAGTTACACTATAGTCTTTAGATTCATTCTTACGTAAATACAATTTAGAATCTTCAAATACAGTAGCCACTAAAGTATTAACTTTGAATAAGTCTACTTTAACTACCATAGGAGAATCTTCTTCTGTATTTTTAACTTTGAACGTCAAGACTACATTTTCATCTTTACGATAGCTTGCTTTATCTTTATTAATATCAAAGATAAACTCAGCCGTACTAGGAGCTACCTCTGTAGCAGAGATAACTTCATTACGTTCAATAATTTTAAACTCTTTAGGTTGTGTCTTATTAATCATAAGATATGCGTCTTTATTACTAATAACAACATAACCAGTTTGATCTGCTTCTAAGTTTAATTCAGAAATATCAAAGGATAGTTTATTATCCTCAATGACACCTTGAACCATATTTAGAAGATCAGATGGTAAAACTTTTTCCATGTTAAAATTCTCCTTATAAAAAAATATTGACATCTAAATCTTGATGCCTACTATAATGTATAGTAGAGAAACTGAGTTTCATTTTTATCTCATATTTACAAAAAAAATAAATGAGGGTAAAGGTCACTAGGACCTTTACCCATTATTCATTTATTTATTATTTAGTGATGATTGTACCGTATTGATCACGTTTAACTTCTTTTGTAGATTTGTTTACATGAACACGTTCAAGTTTTTTACCTTCAACAGCATAACGCATCAATTCAGGTTTGAATTCTTCAACCAAACGGCTATCAACTGTTTGACCTAATTCTTTGGCTTTTTCAATTGCACGATGAATTACTTCAGCGAATTCATAACGTGTAACTGCACGGTCGCCTTTGAATGTGCCATCTGGATAACCAACTAAAAGACCACGTTTAGCCATATCGTCAACTGCTACATAAGCCCAATGATTTTCTTCGATATCAGGGAATACGGTATTAGCTTCTTGAGGTAAATCAAGACCAAGTACTGCATTCAAGATAGCTTTGAATTTAGCATTGTCAGATTGAAGTTGAGCAATTTCTTTCTTAGCTTCAGCCAAGTCTTTAGCCATTGCTACTTTGGAGCGGGATACTTCAGAACGAGCACCTACTTTGTAAGTAACACCAGCATTGATTACATTGTCACTACCGAATGTAGTACCAGCTGTGAACATCAAGTCTTCGTTAGGACGGTAAGCAATACCTACTGCACCAGCATTAGCATTGTGGAAATGACCATAGCCAGCCATAATGTCCAATTTATGGTCTGGATCGAAGTCTAATGGATGTAAGCCAGCTAATGCCGCAGTACCAGCAATACCTTTACGAGCTTCTTGTTGGTTAGCACGAACTACATTACCTAATTTGCTAGCATTGCTATTAACTTGATCAATAGCACTAGTTAATTGGTTAACGTTAACTGCATCAGTACCATTTTGACCAGCTGCTACATTAGTGATTGTTTTATTACCAGCATTGATGCCATCATTGTTGATAACTACACCACCATTGAATTTAGCAGAATCAAGACCTTTTAGATCTTTATTGAGATCATATTTAACTACACCATTAGCTGCTACAGAAGCTGTAGTATTGGAGCCATTAGTGAAGTCAAGACCTGTAGCAAGATTAGTTGTATTAGCTGCACCACCATTAGCTTTGTAAGTTAATGGAGTTACTTTAGCTGCATTACCAGCATTGTATGTAGTAGTAACTACATCAGCACCATTTTCATTCACTTGACGAGTTACTTTAATAACGTCATCGCCTTTGAATGTAACAGCATCTTTAGCAATATTACGTACAGTGTTTTTACTTACATAAACACCGTATGTTGCATTCGCATCACCAGTGGATTTACCATTAGTTACACGAACTGCAGCAATATTGTCTACTTTGTTGTCTGCTACTACAGATTCAACTGCTTTGTTAGCTGCAACTACAGAATTCAATTGATCAACGTTAACTGCATCAGTACCAGCTGTACCAGTAGCTACGTTATGGATTTGGTTACCAGCTACATCTACATTTGTAGTTGTGAAGGAAACTGTACCATTAGCTCCAGAAGCTGTCATGCCGTCGATGCCATAGGATGCTGTATCTAATGTATTGCGGTTTTCGATTGTAACACCATTAGCATCGTGTTTAGTATCAACGTCGCCATCGAATGCAATCAAACCATCTTTAGTTACAACTGCATGTTTAGGATCAGTATCTTTACCAAATGCTACAGAATTCATATCTGTAAGATCTTTCTTAACAGATACAGTATATTCTTTACCACCAGCTGCATTTGTACCTTCAGATACAGCTACATTATCACCAGCTACAACTGTAGTGTGTTTCTTAGCTTCAGTCATAGCATTGTTGATTGCAGTTTTATGGTTAGCTAAAGTGCTTTCAACTGCAGTGTTAACTTGGTTTTGAGCATCCGCTAAATCTTCAACGTCTTTACGAAGACCATTCAATTGAGCTACGTTAACTGCATCAGTATCTGCTACACCAGCTTTTACATTGTTAATGATTTGATCGCCAGCGCTGATACCATCAGTACCAAATTTAACGTT